TTACAGATTTTTTAATTGCGTCCTGATTTGTAATTGCAACAATATCATTAGTCACAGGATTTCTCACAAATGATAGGCTGATGTCCTTAAATTTGCGAGAAATCGTTGCCATTACCTAAACAAATGGTATTTATTATATGTATAAGACCTTTTTACCACTTTTTACCATAGGTTGGTTCAGTGCCATACTCCCAATCATCGTAATCTTCATCATTACGAATTTTTTCATGAAGATTTGTTTGTGAAGTAAGATCATGTTTTGGTGCTTTATCGTGCATGACCTCTGAAATAACTCTTTTTTCAGTATTTTCTTCTTTTTTTGGTTGTGTCCAGTAGTCCGTAATCAATCTTGTGGTTCCCCACATCTCTCTCATGTAATTTTGATCTCTATCCGTAGGTAAATTTGACATTTTTAGCTCCTGATTGTGAAAATCAGAACTTTTTACGGGGTTGCTATCCCGAAATGTCCTCGTCAGATAAAATTTCTACCTCTTCACCAAGAATTTCTTCCAAATATTGCTCAGTCCAGAAGGTATAATAATCGGTTTTTGCTAATTTTTTACGAATTGAACTTAATTTCTTCTTTGACTGACACAAAATTAAGTTAAATTTTTGATTATTTGTCTGTACACCATTAATAAACGTAGGTCTTGACGACAAATCTTCAAAGAACCTGTAATAAACAAACTTTTCATTGTAAATTTTAACCCAATTCATAACCTGATCGGGTCTCCAAAAGTCCTCTACAATAAAAACGATGACATCGTGACCAGGTTCGGGCACAATGTCATCTATAGGAGTCTCTACAATTAAAGTTTTTGATCCAGAAGCATAAGGGCAGACAGCAAATCCACCCAGTTGATCTCTTGGAGTGGAAACTTCTCGTATCCACTCATGAATGTATGCTTCTTTTTCAGTCATATCAACCAGCAGCTAAAGGTGAATTCGGATTTGATTCTGGCTTAAATGATTTTTTAGCCTCAGAAGCAACGTCATATCCAAAAACTTGTGCGGTTTCTGGTGGTGCCGCTGGTGCATCAGCTGGATTTGGACCAGCCTTTGGTTCAAATTCTAATTCAGACATGTTTCTCCAAAATAATTATTTTGAATTATTTAGACTTCTTACCTTTAGCTTTTGATTGAATGCAAATTTATTTACTTTCCCTGACCTCTGTATGGTTTACGAGCCTTATTACGACTCGTTGAAGCATACTTTGTTCCTGCTCCCATACCCTGCCGACTTTTCTTCGGAGGACCGGGAATATAACCACTCTTAGACAATCCACCTTTTGCTTTTACAGCCATTTTTATACCTCACAATATGGTTTTATTTACGCGCCAAAAAACGCGCCGAATATAAGTTTCTAGGGTTCTCAAAGAAGACTCAGATAATCCGAGTCTTCTCATGTCCCACACGAATTCCAGGATGACACCAGATCTCAAAACCTGCCTTAATTGCATCAAGACAGAACGATACGTCTTCACCACACATATCTTGAACTTCACCCGAATCAAACACCTGCATCTTCGGAGCGAACCAAGGATACTTCATACCCTCATGTTCAAACACACCATTCTTGATCAATACCCAACCAAAACCAGTGTAGTCTACAGTGAAAGGCTTACGACGCTTGGTCATCGTCTCACCAGTCTCATGATTCATCACACCACCATTGTTCTTGAAATCATCCTCTTCAAGCCAATGAGCAACTGAAGTTGTGTGACCATCTTCAGTCATGTACCAACCAGCTGCAATATCCTTATCCATTGCAACAAGCTGATAAAACTGTTCGGTATTGAAAACAATATCATTATCAATCCAGAGTTGATAATCATAATTCAGTTTACCATCCCAGGGAACTTGATCTGGTCCACGAAGAACATTTGCACCAAGACACTTGCATCGTGCAAAGTTCACCATGGAAGAATAATCCTGTGAAATTTGAATACTTGCACCAGCCTGGACAAGATCAAAACAAAGTTGTACGAAATTCTTCAAAAAGATGTAAGAACATCCTCTACCAGGCATACAGAAAACAATTGACTTGCCTCTGATCATTTCTTTTGCAGCCTGCAAATCAAACTCGTCTTCTTTTTTCTTTGGAGTCGGAGCGTTTGCTTTAATTGTAAATCCTTTTGACATAAAAACAGAATAGCGACGTAATTATTCTACCACCACAAGTCAATTCATGCAATGGTTTCTGGTTTATTTATAGGCTCAGATGTAACTCGTGAAAACCGATGTTCTGGAAGTAAATTGCAATATGCTCTGATAATTTCTATTTTATGTTTTAAATCACAACTCAAAACATTTTCTGCAATTAATTCACCATCCACAAAAATATTATGCACACTCCTCCTCCACCTTCATCAGTAAGTCTTCAATTTCATTTTTAAGTGAATCATTGATTACTAAAATCTTATCAGTGTCCAAACGATGTTGGAGACAATCAATCAATAAATCTCTTTCTTCGTAATCTAATTTTAGTTCCATGTATTCTTTTATTCAGACTCAAAAATTATATATGATTTTATGATTTTATTTGTGTGAATCTCTGTGGGGGTTTGTGGCCGGCAAAAAAATTTTTGATTGCGTTAGGCTTTATGAGCGCTTTTTGGGGTCGTTATAGATTAGGGTAGTTAGCGTTTTTTCAAACGGGGGCCACCGCGCCCCGCGCTAACACAAACGGGCGCACAAACAACTGCTCAAACTGGCGTATAAGTATCACGAGCATCGCTGCTCCCAGATCTTCGTGAGTGTCCCCTCCAAGTGCTCATAAGCCTCAGAGGGGACACATAAGCCTCAGCCGCTAGTCTTAAAGTATGCCGAGTGGCCGCCCTCAACAACAGCATTCTGTGCATGTGTGGCATGCCCATTGTATGCCTGTCCGCGACGGTTCGTGTTAGTCCGAGGGCCATTCGTGCGGCTCATGATCAGTTCAGATTTCCGAGCCTTACGGGTGGGAAGCACAGTGTACTTCAGCTGCCCTAGGGTATCAGCAACCAGCAGATCCAGTTTGCTTGCCTTTGCGATGTCAATGGTGCTCATGATGTTGTTAGTTAGGTGTGCAGTGAGTGTAGACGAATCAGCCCTTAAGCTCTTGGATCATTTCATCCAGCTCAATGTGGTTCAGCTCAGAGTCATTCCAGAGCACACCATCAGGGGTGCAGCTCTTACCGAAGTCATCAATCATAAGCTCTTGGAACTCGGCATAATCATCACACTGCAGAGCAATGCTGTAGAAACCATAATCATTGCCAATCCACAGAGCAACATTCCAGGTCTCATAGTTGCTCCAGCCGTTGTAGGTCTCTTGTGCAAGCTTGGGCTGGAAGGTGGTGGTCATGTGTGTTCCTCTCAACATGGCTAAGATACCAGGCCTGGCTCCCTCTGGCGCATACTGTGGCCAGTTATGTAGCTGTCCACTATTCTCTCCATTGTCAATGTTCTATGGTAGGCTCATGAGTCTTTGTGGCTTGAGCTTTACTTAAGCTTTCTTAAGCCGCTTAAGCACTTGATGACTTATGCACTCCCACAGAGTTATTATAAGCCATTCAGAGGGCTTATGTCAAGCATGAGGATTAGAGCCCCTTAGAGTGCTCATAAGGCTGTGGAGTTCTTATAAGTCCTCCGAGAACTTGTGAGGTGGGGTTTGCTCAAATTGTCAAAGTTCTGGGAGTTACTTTGTGTGGGTCCGGATACTTATGTCGGGGGTGCCTTGACATTTTAGCGGTCGTGTGATAGCCTGCCCTCTTAGATCACAAGGTCTCAGAGGCTTTCTATACACATAAGCACCAAGGCTATCAGAGCATCCCTCAGAGGCACTTTTCACCTTCTTTGTATAATTAACACGGCTTTGTTAATTTACATTTTCCACATGTTAAAAAAGTGTTTTCCTCCTAAATAAGTTTAGAGGAAAAAGTAACACAAATGCAAGGAAGAATGAAGAGTTTGGATCTCATTGAAGGTCTAGAAGATTACCCCGATTACGCTGTAGACACAGAGGGGAATATATGGTCTTTCAAGTATAAAAGACAGCATAAACTTTCTCCTGGTTGGAAACGCAAACAACACCCTTATCTGTTCGTTAGGTTAAGCGATAAGTACGGCAATAAAAAGAACTTTAATGTCCACAGGCTAGTGGCATTGGCATTCATTCCTACTGATGACACTTCGCTACAAGTTAATCACATAAACCGGAATCAATGTGATAACAGAATAGAGAATCTTGAATGGTGTTCACATAAGCAAAACACTCAACATTGTGCTGATACAAATGGATTCAAGATTGACGAGTTTCTAACAGGAAAGATCAAGCAAGTTCATGCAGCATCTATTCGTAAAGGTTTGCCAGTTCCTGATGCTTATGCCTTTATGAATAGTATCATTGAAGGCGCATTGGAAGATTACATCAATCAGTACGGCTTGCGTAAGGTGATGTAACGAATCCTGTCCCATCCCATTGATAACAACTCTTTGAGGACTAGTAGTATGTAACTCCACTCCTCTCTAGGTGTTGTTTCCGTTGAGAGCTTAGGGGTCATAACTCTCTAACTCTACAGCACCTTGAGCATAATCATCCCAGTCAATAATGCCCTCTTCAGTGTACTCCTGTTCACTCAGCTCTTGATAGAAAAAGTTAGCAAATTGCAGTTCATTTTCTGGATTCATTTGTTGCTCCTCCGAGTGTTGTATTCTCCGAGATTCTCTACATAAACCTCGTTGACACTTTCGTTACCTTTGAGTTCCAGAAGCTCACGCCAATTCCATTCCTTTGGACTGACACAATTTGTAGCATCAACTGTGAAGTCAAGAGTAACTCTGTAGCGCGTAACTTTGTCGTTGATTGTTTGCATTGTGTGATGTCCTTTGAGTGTAACA